CTATGGATTTCAAACAACGAATAGCTAACAACATTTATATGGCTATGCGAAAAGCAAAAAAAGAAAATACAAATCAAATATTAATAATGTCTGAATTATGAATATAACCGCAGAGCAACCCAAAATGAAACCAAGTAACGAACAATTAAAGAACGAATACAAACAGATGTTAGCATTAGTCGAACACAACGGATCAAGGCCCGCAAAATGCAACCCGATAACCGAAGCGGCTAAACAATTTGGATACACTCGGCCCGGTATTGCTCGATTAATGAATGGTAAAGTTGACCGTTGGAAGCCACAACATTTTATTATTTATGATTTTCTTAAATCCTATTTAACATAAATTAACACTTTAGTTGAAAATATTATTTTGAGGTAATGAAATTAATTGTACATTTGCATCAACAAATAACAACAACAACTAAAAACACTAACAAAATGAAAAATTTAAGCAACGAAACAAAAACACAAACTGCAATTCAAATGGTAATTATGGATGCAATCGAAAAAGGACATACAAACGCAAATGAATTAATTGAATATATGAAATCAGAAGTTTTTGAAAAAGCAGTTAAAAATTATATTTCAATGTTCAATGAAGCCTAAAAATATCTAACAAACAAGGGGGCTAAACACCCCCAATTACTAACCCAATAAAAACAAACTAACATGAACTCAATCAACGTAATCACAAAAGTATCAACGACCACAACTTGGCAAATTGAAAATTCTAAAGAGCGTATTGAATACGAATCAGACAATGAAACGTTTTACGTGTGGAATAAAGACAACGAAATAACCGCTTCTATTGAACTTAAAGATGCGTTCTGGACAATGCAACTATGTGACTTGGCAGTAAGCAACGACAAGCACGAAATCACCTTACAATTCAACGATTACATTCCGCACACCTCATTTCTTTCAATGGTATTAACAGATTTTTTACACAAAAACAAATAAACAAACAATTATGACAATCAAAGGAACAATCAAGCGCATAGGCGCAACAGTATCAGTTAGTGATGGTAAGTTCTCCAAGAGAGAACTAATCCTAACCACCGCAGACCAGTATCCGCAAATCGTATCAATCGAATTGCAGCAGAAGTCTTGCTCATTAGCGGATGACCTTAAGGTAGGGCAAGACATTGAGGCATACATTAACATCAGAGGTCGTGAGTGGACATCACCGCAAGGTGAAGTTAAGGTTTTTAACACGATAGTGTGCTGGAAAGTGGATGCGAATCCGTTTACACAAACTGAAGATCCGCAAGCAAGCTATGCAAAGCCTGTTGAAAATGATGGATTGCCATTTTAATTTTAACCCTAATACATAACTAACAATGGAACAAAAAACACATTTCAAAAAATTACGCAACCCCAACTACATCGGTGGTTGGGACTTAACCGATGCAGACAAGACAGTTACAATAACCAAAGTTGACAAGGAAAAAGTACACGATGGTAAAGGTGGCGAATCCGAATGCTGCATTGTGCATTTTGCCGAATGCAAACCGATGGTTGCTAATGCTACTAACTTAAAGCGCATATCGAAGCTATTAGGTAGCCCATTTATTGAGGATTGGACTAACAAACAAATAGTATTAACAACCGAAAAGGTAAGAGCATTTGGTGAGATGCACGATGCTGTGAGGGTGTCAACCAAGCCAGTTACTAAACCGACATTAAGCGGTGAAGCAATCGAAAAAGCCAAAGCGGCAATTGCTGCGGGATCGGTTACGATAGATGCAATTAAGAAAAAATATAATGTTACTAACGAGGTGGAGGCTCAATTGACCAATGGATAAGATATTTAGAATACACTGCTCTCAAATCGGTAAGATAATGAGCAACGCAAAAACAAAAGGCGAATTGTCATCAACCTGCAAAACATTTTTGATGGAATGGTATGCCAATGACCGCGAACAAATCCATTCCAAGTACATTATGAAAGGTAACTTAGTTGAGATTGACCTTATAGACTTTATGGCCGAGCAAATCGGACTTGGAATGGCAGAAAAAAACGAAGTAACCGTTCATAACGAATGGATGGTAGGCACTTGCGATGTAATCACGAATCACTTAATAGTTGATGTTAAGGCTGCTTGGTCGAGAAAAACATTGCAGCAACAAGCTATTGAGGGAATAAATAGCGATTACGAATGGCAAGGTCGCGGTTACATGGCACTTTATGAAAGGCCAACATTTATCGTGTTTCATGGCCTAATGAATACACCAGAGGAGGCGAATTACGATGGCGAGGTTGTTTATGATGACTTGCCTGATAACGAAAGATGGGTGGCTTATCAGGTGCAACGCGATGTAACTATTGAGCAACAGATAATTCAACGTGTGATTCAGTGCCGAGAATGGTTGGAGGAATATGATAAAAAAATGCTTGCTACTTTGGGAAAAATTCATTAAGTTTACAAAGTTGTTTCGATTCCACATTATAGAAACATAATAATATTGGCCCGTTTAACCGAGTATAGAAGTGGAATCCTATGCAAAGTTTAGCGGGCTTTTTTAATTCTTATAAGTATGAAAATATTTTTAGTAAAATCCCCAAGCGGGAAAATCCTTCCAACATGGGCCGAAACAATTTATCACGCTATCCAAAAAGCAATGGTTGTCGATGGCTTTAATTACAATCAAACCGAGTACAATAAACTAAACCCTAAAAAAAAATAACATGAAAACAGAAAAAGAATTTGTAAACAAACTTGAATTAAAATTTAAAAAGTATTTTGAAGTTCAAAGAGAAGTAGTAAGCAAGTGCAAGAAAAATAGAATTGATTTGCTTTTAACTATTGATGGCAAATATCACTTTGCAATTGAATGTAAAATACCCGACAAAAAAAGAGGCGAGGAAATAGGCAAGTACATTAAACAAGCCGAAAGATACACAATCGCAGAATGGGAATATAAACCAGGCGAATTTGTTAAAGCTATTGTTTTAATTTGCCCACCTTTATCTTATAGCTATTTTATTTTAAATGAGCAATCAACAATTATTGATGGAGTAGAATTGCACATCGATAGACATGAGGAGCTACATGATCACCATTCTTTTAACGGTTTTCTTGGTGTGTTCAACATTGGTGAAGTGCGAAAGAAACCATTAGGCTATCAGTTTAGTATTAACAATAAACCAGTATTTGAGCATAAGATACATCCAAACGGTATTGATTACACAAATGTTCACATAGCCAATTATGAGTTTATGATGGATAAACTATGCAACCAATAACATTTAACTATTACGAAGCCGATATCAAACGTAGCACTCCACTTGGTAGTGTTACGCTTGAATATCTAATTAACGCAATTAGAACACCTAAAAAAGATATCCGCAATGTATTTGAGGAGATACGTATTGCAGAGGAAAAAAAAGACATGGCCACAAAGCAAGCATTGAAGTCAAAATTATATTCATTTACTCCATGTGTTTATGTTAACGGGCCTCGTAAGTATTCCAATATTCAACATTGGACTGGATTACTTGTTTTGGATTTCGACCATTTAGCAAGTGATGTGGCAGTTGAATTTAAAGAGTATTTATTTAACGAATATAAATACATCATAACCGCGTGGCTATCGGCTTCAAGGCATGGTGTTCGCGCACTGGTTAAGATACCTATTTGCACTTCAGTTGATGAATTTAAACAATACTATGCAGGCATCGAGCGACACCTTAACTGTTACAATGGTTTTGATACCGCACCAAAGAACTGCATACTACCGATGTTTATAAGTTACGATGCCGACATTCTACACAGAAACGATGCTCAAACTTGGTCAACAAAACATATTGAAATCGTTAGGCCCGCAGTAAAACAATATATTGTTGATGACAAAACTTCAACAATTGAACGTATTATTGCAAAAAAAATAAACGTAATTGTTGACAATGGTCATCCCCAATTGAGGGCCGCAGCTTACTTAATGGGTGGTTATGTTGGTGCTGGTTATATTGGCCAACAACATGCTATTGATGCAATGCAGCAAATGATTGATGGCAACGGTTATCTATCGCAAAAGGCATCAATATACAAGCAAACTGCAAAAGAAATGATTAACAAAGGAACTACACAACCAACTTATTTGCAAAATAGATAATTATAAAGTACATTTGCAACATCGGAGTCACGAACCGAAGTAACATAGATTCACATAAAAACATTAGGAGTCCTAATAGTTAAGTGTAAGGAGTGAATCCCTTACTTGCTTCGTAAGCAAACTTAACTATTAGGACTTTTTTATTTTTAATAATATGAGCGACAAATTTAAAAAACCTGAATCAAACCCGCTTTTAAACGCGGTGGATTACTTTAACTTCTTTGGCTCATTTGTGTCAATATTTGAGGGCATAAAACAATGCAATGTAAAATCTGAAACGGAAGTATGCCTACTTAATCCCGATAGTTTAGATCCGCAGGAACTTAACAAACCGACTTTCATTCTCAATAAGTTAAACACTATTGATGTGATGAAAAAAAATAGTTACCGACTTGGTGTTGGGGCCAAGGTTTCTAAATTTATGGTTTTAGCCGCAGTTAAATTCCAAGGCGATTCATTTGCTGCAATGTCTTATGTTAATTTTGAAATAATGAAATCCGATATACCTTATATTAGGGTGGGAACTGATTACTTTAAAGTTATAGCCAAAAAAGACAGATACAAATCTGAAAACACTTTGTTAAAACCTTGGAAAAAAGATGAAATAAAGCAAGACCATGGCAAACAATTACTTGGAATGATTTACAAGTTTGATGACTTTACTATTTACCCCGACAATGTTGAATATACTCCAGTGCTTAACAACTGTTATAACCTTTACGCAAAGTTTTCGCATAAATTCGTTATTGATGAGGTCAACACAAATGATATACCTGTTACCTTGGGATTGATTAATCACATATTTGGTGAGCAATGGGAGCTTGGTTTGAAGTATATGAAAATACTTTACGAATATCCGAGACAAATATTGCCAGTATTAGCACTTGTTTCAACAGAACGCGAAACAGGTAAAACAACTTTCTTAAATTGGATTCAAATGTTGTTTGGGGAAAATACTACCTTAATCAATCCAAGTGACCTTACAAGTAACTTTAATGATGCTTACGCAACTAAAAACATTATTATGATTGATGAAACAACCATCGATAAACAACACGCAATCGAAAAGTTAAAGTCAATAGCAACTGCCAAAACAATGTCGGTTTCACAAAAGTTTGTTAGTCATTATAGTGTGCCATTTTTTGGCAAAGTTATTTTTTGCACCAACAAAGAATCCGACTTTATGCGAATTGATGAAGAGGAAATCCGCTTTTGGGTGCGCAAAATTAAACTTATTAAAGGCGCAAAGAACACCAATATTGAAACCGATTTGTTTAATGAGATACCAAAGTTTCTTAAATATCTTATGCAACTTCCTGCAATAGACTTCAGCAAGTCGCGTATGGTTTTTACCAAGGATGAAATCTTAACCGAATCATTGCAAGTTGTTATGGAGGAAAGCAAAGCGTGGATGCGTAAAGAAATTAAAGAGTTATTTCAGGATTATTTTGATAATAATTCTGGTATTGAATTTATTGAAGTTACTGCAAAAGATATTAAAGATCGTTGGTTTACTACTAATAATAATGCTCAAATAAATTACATTAGAAAAGTGTTAAAGGAGGAAATGAAACTTATACCATCGGAATTGAAACGATATAAGGTTTGGCCCGATTTAGGATTTAACGAAAGAGTTGGGCAAGTATTTACCTTTTATAATCATAACATGCCTAAAAAACAAGTAGTTAAGAAACAAAACGATTCAGTTGATGACCCTAATGAAGAGATGCCTAATATTGTAATGTAAAAAATATAATTTTACAAAACTATATTAATATGCTGATAATCAATATTGTAAAAAATATGTGTAAATTTGCAAAAGCTACCTCGGTTTATATCATAATTGAAAACACCAGAGTTTATTGTAGTTATTACTTATATACTATATATAATAATAATAATAATAATATATATAGCTACTGTAAGTAAGCATACAGCGTTGTAAAAAATCTGTAAAAAAGTTGTTAAATCCTTTGTAAAAAACCAAATTTGTAAAAAATGAAAATTTACACAATCCCCGAATTTGAAGAATATTACCACAACCAATACAAACGGTCTAACATGGCCCAAGCGTTTTGGAACACATTACCGATTGAGCGATTTAACCTGAATAAAAAGAAAATCGTTAAGAAGCGAAAAGCGGAGCTCACAACAAATCATTTGGACTTACCGGTAAACAACATCCTGCAGCATAAAGAAACCAAAGATGCATTCAACACTAATAAGTTTACCGATTTGATTATTGCCTACCTTAAAGCAGTACACAGTTGCAATAGTGCAAGGCGCATAAGTAGCGAGGGCAGATATAGAAAGGGCATAGGTTACATTGCAGGATTAAACAAAGGAATGGAGGACATACAATGTATATTGAGAGGTAAACTATTTGCCATTGAAGTCAAATCACAAACTGACCGAATGGGAGAAGCACAACTTAAACGCAAAGCAGCAATCGAATCAGATGGAGGTAATTACATAGTAGCCACATCGTTTGAACAACTGCAAACGGAATTATTGAGCATATTAAAATAATACTTATCTTTGTGCTATGAAAGCCGATGACAAAACGACCAAAAAACGACCTCAAAAACTATTTAAAGGCGATGAGGGTGTTAAGTTTAGCAAAGACAATCAACCACCGCCTGAAAACAAAAGCAAAGGATGGGAGGCAAGGCGCGCTGAAAGGTTATTGACTCAAAAAATTATTGAAAAACTAACGGGCGCCAACAACCTGGAAGAGTATGTAGATAGTTTATTTAACAACGCAAAGATGGGCAATGCTAAGGCCATTGACACATTAAACAATGGCATCGAGGAGCAAATAACTAAAACCGAAACCACCATCACCGACACGCGACCACCCTCAACTGTCACGATGCCTGATGGAACTAAGATTGAAATTTAATGAATGTCGATTTACAAGCCAACCCAAAGCAATACGATTTCTACATTCAAGCAATGGCAGCGGCACAAGGCGCGACAGAGAAGCGCAATCTACTTTACGGTGGCGCTATTCGTGGTGGCAAGTCTTTTATTTGTGCCACGATCTGTTTGCGTTTGGCCTCGATGTATCCAAACAGCAAGTGGCATGTTATCCGTTCCGATTTTCCTAAGTTAGTAAAGACAATCATACCTACCTTTGAAAAGATTATCGATGGCTCAGCACACTTTAGATGGTCACGCGATAAATCAAACTACTTCTTAGAGAATACTAAAACAAAATCAAAGATATTTTTTATGGCTGAAAACATAAGCCATGACCCCGAACTTAACGCGTTCTTAGGACTTGAAACAAACGGAATATACTTTGAGCAGATTGAGGAGTTAAGCAAGAAGTTATGGAATATCGGCAGCTCACGCGTTGGTAGTTGGTATATTGATAAGATGCCAACCCCATTGATACTTGCCACCTTTAACCCGACTCAAACGTGGATTAAAGATGAGATACATATTCCGTATCTTAAAGGCGAATTAGGTCCAGAGTTTTACTATCAGTTAGCTTTGCCAGATGACAATGCATTCGTAACGGATGAGCAGCGCAAGGTGTGGTCACGTATGGATGAGCGTTATAAAAGGCAGTTTATCGGCGGCGATTGGACTAACTTTGACATGGATGGCAACCGTTGGGCTTATGCTTATGATGCTACTAAACATCTTAAGCCCGTTGAACTTAACAAACAACTGCCCATCATACTTAGCTTTGACTTCAACCGCAATCCAATATGTTGCTCGGTGCTTCAAGTAATGCCGCCATCAACCATACGCGTTAAGGAAACGATTAAGTTAGCCAATAGCGACATCTATCAACTATGCGATGTGATTAAGTCTAAGTATGGCAATGCACTCTATCAAGTAACTGGCGATGCAAGTGGCAAGTCATCGAGTGCATTAGTGCAGGATAACCTCAACTATTACGTTGTGATAAGGCAAAAGTTTAACCTCAGCAACAATCAGATGTTAGTGCCGAGCGTTAACCCATCGTTAGAAGACAACCGAATGTTAGTCAACTCACTTCTTGCGCGAGGCAATGTAGAACTTGACCCACAATTTACTAAGGGCTTGCAATTCGATTTGGAAAACGTTGCGGTGTTGCCCGATGGGACAATAAAGAAAACAGACCGAAACGATCCGACACAACAAGCCGATGCATTAGACACATTTCGTTATGCATGTAACACTTATCTAAAAAATTTCATATATTTGTCAAATGTTTAGCGTAATCATTCCAACTATGTGGAGAAGTCCACGAATCATAAAGCTTGTTGAAGACCTTTGCGCTTGCGAATTTGTCGGTGAGGTAATCATTATTGACAACGATACAACTGAATACAGACCTTTGCCGCTTAACGCTAAGTATGACATACACTTAATGGCTGAAAACATCTATGTAAACCCCGCTTGGAATTACGGAGTTGAACGCGCTAAGTATGATAACATATTGATTTGCAACGATGACATTAACTTTAATCCTGCATTCTTATCGATATTCGATGATTCATTGCAGCACGTTGGTGTTATAGGTATGGCATTTGAAAACTATCAACTAAAAAAGGATGCTAACATACATTTAAAACTAATGAAGCAACGCCCATACGGATGGGGGTGTATGATGTTGATGCATAAATCCAAATACGTTGCTATACCAGAAGACCTATTGATTGCAAATGGAGATGACTGGTTAGCACAAAATTCAACGCCTTATGAGTTGCATGGATTAAGTATTCAATCCGAGATTAGCACCACATCACAACTGCCTGAATTTGGAATGATTCAGCATAACGATAATCAAACTTTCTTAACTAAATATAAAAAGTAATGGCACACAGAGAACAAAGAGAATGGTGTGAGCTTGTCAAATACGCGCACGATGAATACTTTGTCGGCACAAACGTGTTAGACATCGGCTCACTTGATATTAATGGCAACAACCGTTACTTATTTGAACAATGCAACTACACTGGCATCGATATCGGACATGGCCCAAATGTTGACCTTGTAATTAAAGGGCACTTGCATAGGACAGATATCGATAACGATTACGATGTTGTGATTTCAACTGAATGCTTTGAGCATGATGAATATTGGCAGCAAACATTAAAGAATGTCATCAATAACCTATTGAAAGATGGCGGTTTGTTTTTATTTAGTTGTGCCGCGCCAGGCAGACCCGAGCATGGAACAAAGCGCACATCGCCAAAAGATTCACCGTTTACGAATGACTATTATCGCAACTTAAGTGAGGACGATATTCGCAGTGTGTTGGATTGCGATAAGATTTTTTCAAACTATAAATTCAAAACACGTACAGAGTTTCCACAAGATTTGTATTTTTACGGAATAAAAAAATAAAC